GCTGATTACACGAATAGAAATAGAGAGGATGAAAGCATCAAGCATGCTGTTGATGGGCTTGAGCACGGTGATGTGCTTCACGAGCGAGGAGTTCCACACAAGGCGGAGGATGAAGGTGCTGATGAGGATGGAGAGCACGAAGACGAGGAGCTCCCTCACGATATCAGACTTGTTTTCAGACTTGGCAAGGTTGGCGAACATTTATTAATAACTGATATTTTTTTCTAGCTACATTATAAGATGTCCAAGAAGACCAGGGAACTTCCCTTGAGTGGGTCTGAAAGCAAATTTTCAAATCGCCGCTGGGGCTCGAATGAAGGTATACCAAACAACAATTGTTACGCATACGCGGTAGGAGATTATATGGCCTACCGTTGGCAAAAATCCGTTCCGGGTGATCGGTCTGGGTTATCTAACATCAGACATGATTACACCACTTGTAAAGATCTCCCAAGGCGCGTTATTTCGGACAACCCCAAGTCGGTATATAAGGTTGATGGGGACAAGAAATGCAAGAAGGGTTACTATAAGATCATGATGTTCGTATCGTCTGGTCGGCCCACAAATTATATTCGACAAGGTGACTTCCACTTTTACAAGCAACATGGCGTCGTTGAATATAAAATCAAGCCCGGTGATACTATTAAGTCTGTGGCAAGTTTCTTTAAGATACCCGAATACAGGGTTAAGAAGGCTGGTCCATTCGAGGTTGGAAAACGTATAGTTTTCAAGGCTAATATTTTTAGTCACAAGCGTGGCTGGGCCACTGGACCTCTCTTAGGTGATGCGAATGGTAAGGTAATTAAGGATCCTCGTACTGCGTCTAGGAAGTATAACGAATTAGACTATGACAAGTACTGCTCAGCTTTCTGCGTCAAGGACAGAGGAATCAAAGTCGGCAAGGGCTATCCCAAGGTCTGATAGAATACTGTTTAAATCTAGAACATCATCTGCGTCAAAGGATATATCAAACATATCCAAAACATTTAGCATAGACTCCTCGTTTAATGAGACGACGTTAGAAACTTGTGTGAAATTATTGTGAATCGTGACTTCCACTTTAAACTGTGAAACGTCAAATACTTTTCTACACGTTGGGCAGGTGTTCTTACCTTGGGCTTTCCATCTCTCTAGACAGTGGGAATGAAATACATGTCCGCAACGAATCGGAGGATTGTTCCTCGTTGACTTCACTTCATTGAGGCATATAGCACATGTCGACATTCTAGAGTATGGTGTTAAAGTTTTTCCTGTGATTTAGCTCAGTTAGTAGATTTTGGAGGCATCCACGAGAGGTTTGTCACAGCTATTGCATTTGTCATTCTTACCCTGCTCATCTTGGATCCGGGAAAGAAGTTCAGGTCCTTGCTTTTGAAGGAGCTGCCTGTAAGAATAGTTGTCCTCAAAAGGAATGCTATTCTGCTTCATCACATAGTTGTTGAAAAGTTGGGCTGAAGTATTGATAGTGAAACAACGTCCGTCGGCCATACCAAGTCGCTGCGACATTTTTAATTACTATTACTTCAGAAATTAATTTGTCTGTTCGTGATTGTTTTTACCCAAGAATTGAATCCCTTCTCCTTCAAATGATGGATAAGAGGCTCGCATTTATAGCCCAAGAAAACATCAAACACATCAGTGTCCTCTGTTCGTGAAACACGGATTTCGGGATTCTCATTGATGTGTTGGTTAATGATATTGTAAGCAAAAGCAATCTCCTTGAGAGTCTCTGCTCCGGTGATAATGATTTTCCCTGTGGAAAAGATGCTGCATGTGATCTCCTTCATCTCATGGGCTGGCTTGAACTTGATTTTCACGGCTGAATAGCGATCTGGTTCGAAGGAGACTTTGAATATGTCACTGTAGCTTTCGAACCAATCAGCTACCTTCATGAGGTTGATGTTGTAGTTTAGGGAAAAGTTGCTGTTGATCATGACGACTCTGAAAGAGTCAACTGGAACTTTGATTTCCAGATTCAAAAAGACTTTGAAGATGTGAATAAGCTGTGTAATGATACGCTTGCAATCAAATAGATCACAGCACCCAGCAACCTGGATAGAGCCATTAGGGAAAACTTTGACAGACTTAGTGCTATAGGAGTCGTGATAGGTCAGTGTAACTTGATTGTAAAATGTTGTTGGTTTCAGCTTCCACACAAAACCACCATTGGTGCTGCCATCAGTGCCACAACGCTTCATCTTGTATGTGCCAATAGCTTCAAAGACTTTACGAAGACGCTTGATGTCAATATTTTGAACGAATTTGGAAACCATTGTGATTGTTGTAATCTTTATCCACGAAGGTCTTATGTCTTCGGGTAGGCCTTTCCTAAACTCATCAATGGTGAGGAGATAGGAAAATGAGTTGTTTGCGATAGTAGAATACATTTGTCCATAAAATAAAGAACACTTAGAGTGCAACTTAGGTGTTTAAAGAATATATTCTTTATGTGAGTAGATGAGTTCTTTCTTTAAATGTGCAAAAGTTGTACATGACGTTGAATCTGATCTCACTTACGTGGAAATTGTTTACGATTCTTACATTCGTGGAAAGGGGTATCAAACATTCACGGATTACATGAATACCGAGCCATTGGCTGATTGGCAGGTATTCGAGTCTAAGAAACATTCGATCCCCTATCTCAAATTTTTGGACATTATGGTTTCTAAAACCATTGAGGTTAGACAGAGAATGGCTGAACTACTCCTAGATGAGATTCTCACAACTAAACGTGATTTGAATACATATATCCGTCTCACACACGCTACTAAAATTCTAGATCCCAGCTTCCAGCCACCCATTATAAATATGAAAAGTGCTTGGCAGAGAGATTTCATTATTAAATTCTGTAAAAAGCATCTACACCATTCTATCGAGGAATGTGTCAAACTAGACCGTTTAGAGTACTTCTTCAACGTCTTACAATTGATACAACAAGAGCTATAAAGAGCGTGATAAGGAAGATACCAAAGTAAGGAATTCTTTCCTCCTTCGCAATACCAACCTTAATCTTTTCATCTGGGCCACAAGTAAAACCCGTGTCAATGTTTCTCCTAGGATGAATGTTGGTGAACACGGTAGATGGCTTCTCGGCAGTCTCACATAATGCGTAGCTGCAATAAACGCTCTCATCGGCGCCAACTATACCCTCCCCTGTGGGAGTCTTAGAAAAGTTATCAAAACCCCCGGTCTGTCTTACACTCCCTGGAAGGGAGAAATCATGTTTGACAAATGGGTTGACGTCATTAATAGCATCTTCGTCATTGAGCATAAACTTACTCATAATTACTATTACTTCAGATTATATTTTTTGTCGTTCATTTTAAAACGATGTTCTTCCCACATTTGGTCTAGATCGACATTTAACATATGTGCGAGTTGAAAGAGGTAACTAAAAACATCCCCCATTTCCATCATCACATCTGTACCACGATCTTTCTTAAGATTCGTCTTTTTGTACATCTTTTTGTATTGTCGAATCGCTGATGCGAGTTCACCGACCTCCTCAGAAAGAAGAAGCCATACAGTATCTATGGGTGCGCGATCCCATCCTTTTGATTTACAAACCTTTTCGGTTTCATTTTTGTAATAGTTAAGACTCATACTTAATCCTTCCTAACCGCGTAACTTTAATATGGTTAACTCATAACCCAATTTTCTTGTTATAAGGAAGTTTCTTTCCAACGGTGCTCGTGTTAATGGGTTGATCAAGAAGGGTCCTCGTAGTGTCAATGTCACTTACATAGGCGATGTATTGACTGACCCCTGTTTGAATTTGGGACAAAGCAGTCTCGATGACACGAGAGTTCATAGCCTTGACTTGCTTATTGACCTCTTTATGATGGTTGCCAGAGTTGTTGATGAAGACGACACGCATGATACCGTAAAGATCATCAGGGTTTTGGTAATCTATAGATATACCAGTACGATCCTTAAAGGCCTGACGAATAGCCTTCTGAAGAAGATTTTTGTTGAATTCAGAAAAGAAAAGTCCGTTCAATGGAGTCTCACACTGTTTCATAGAATTCAGGTGAAGATTACTCATTTAATATACACCCCGAAAAAAATTGTCTGTAGATATTAAATGCTGAACTACTCGGACTTTGATGAGGCTTATGCCAAGGGTCCCAATTCTGTTGACACTATTAAATGCAGTGCTCCCTCCTGCTTTGTTGGTTCGTACCCCCCCGTCGCGAAGCCCGGTGAGACCGGTCCCTTCTTTGTGAACACCTACCTTCTCCAGCCCGATCGCCGCATGGAGACCCTCGGAACGGCTACCGTCCGAAGTGGGGATTTACCTTTGAGAAAGAAGTAAGTTAAAAATAAAATTAGAACATTAGGTATATGAGGGTAATTAAACGCTCAGGTCGTATTGAGGATATGAAATTTGATAATGTCACCAATAGGATCAAGAACTTAACGTATGGTCTTTCTGAGAACTGCGATTCTTCCAAGGTTGCGCAACAGGTCTTCTCATCCATGTATGATATGATCAGTGCTCAAGAAATAGATACACTCTCTGCCGAAATTTGTATTGGAATGATTACATCTGACCCAGACTACGAGATTTTGGCCACTCGTATTGTGGCGAGTAATATTCAAAAAGTATGTCCCAACAACTTCCATCTCGCTATGAGGAAACTTTTAAAAGCGGGTATAATTACCGAAGAGGTTTCAGAAGTTGCTTTCAAGGTTAAGGACTCTATTAAGAGTGATAGAGACTTTGATTTTGGGTATTTTGGTATCAAGACTCTCGAGAAGAGTTACCTTCAACGCGTTGATGGACGATTGGTGGAGACTCCGCAGTATATGTTTATGCGTGTAGCTATCGGCATTCACGGTAAGGATATTCCAGCTGTGATTGAGACTTACGATAAAATGAGTCAGGGTATGTTTATCCATGCCACACCAACTCTTTTCAATGCGGGTACTCCAAGGCCTCAGATGTCTAGTTGCTTCCTGATTGCGAGCAAAGAAGATTCAATTAACGGCATTTATGGTACACTCACCGAAGCTGCACAGATTAGTAAGTGGGCGGGTGGTATAGGTATGCATATTCATGATATAAGATCTAATAAGGCTAAGATTCGAGGAACGAACGGTCAATCCGATGGGATCATCCCAATGCTGAGGGTCTTCAATGCCACTGCGCGATATGTAAACCAGGCTGGTCGACGTAAAGGAAGTATCGCCGTGTATTTGGAGCCATGGCACGCAGATATCATGGATTTCCTCGAGCTTCGGCTCAATCAAGGTGATGAGGAAGCGAGGTGTAGAGATCTCTTCTCCGCTCTCTGGATCCCTGACCTTTTCATGAAGAGGGTTGAAGAGAATGGTAACTGGTCACTCTTTTGCCCAGACAAGGCTAAGGGTCTATCGGATGTATACGGTGAAGAGTTTGAGGCTCTCTACACAAAGTACGAAGAGGAGGGTCTAGCTACCGCTACCGTACCCGCAGCTGATGTTTGGAAAGCCATTCTCAAATCTCAAACTGAGACTGGAACCCCTTATATGCTTTACAAGGACTCGTGCAACCGAAAGTCTAACCAGAAAAATCTTGGTACGATCAAGAGTTCTAACCTTTGTACGGAAATCATCGAATATACCGATGCCGATGAGACTTCTGTATGTAATTTAGCCTCTATCGCGCTCCCCAAGTATGTGAATAAGGAGACAAAGACGTTTGACTTTGATAAGCTTCATGAAGTCACCAAAATTGTCACCCGGAACTTGAATAGAGTCATAGATCGCAACTTTTATCCAGTTGAGACTGCTAAGCGCTCTAACATGAGACATCGCCCTATTGGTCTAGGTGTTCAGGGCCTAGCCGACGTGTTCATCATGTGTGGTCTCCCCTTCGATTGCGAGGATTCACGTACGCTCAACGCACACATTTTCGAGACTATGTACCACGCAGCCCTCGAGGCGTCTTCGGAACTTGCCGAAGTTGATGGTTCGTATGAGACATTTGAGGGCTCTCCAGCATCTCAAGGCATTCTTCAGCCAGATATGTGGGAGGGTGAGACGAAGTTCAGTGGTCGTTATGATTGGGATGCGATGCGAGAACGTGTAAAGACGAAGGGTCTTAGGAACAGTCTTCTTCTGGCCCCTATGCCTACAGCCTCTACGGCGCAGATCCTAGGTAACAACGAGTGCTTTGAACCCTATACGACCAATATTTACCTAAGGCGTACCCTCGCCGGTGAGTTTGTGGTTGTAAACAATCATCTCGTGAATGCTCTAAAAGAACGCGGTCTCTGGTCAAAAGAAATGAAGGACCTCATGGTTAAAGCCGGTGGATCAGTACAGAATATAACAGACATCCCGGATGATATTAAGAGTCTTTATAAAACTGTATGGGAAATTAGTCAAAAAGTTATTATTGACATGGCGGCAGACAGGAACCGTTTTATCGATCAATCACAGTCTATGAATCTCTTCATTGAGAGTCCAACTATGTCTAAACTCTCCTCAATGCATATGTACGCATGGAAATCTGGCCTCAAAACAGGAATGTACTATTTGAGATCTAAGGCTAAGGCTCGACCAATCCAGTTCAGTTTAGAGCCAGAATGTGTGGCTTGCTCAGCTTAAAGTTTTCACTTGTTGTACAGTTAGTCATGGACAAGGCAATTGAAAGTCTTCAAATTAACGAATACAACAACAGAAAGATAGTTATTAGTACGAAGCAAGGAACTCCATTTCGCATGCAGTTTCCCCGTATGTACATGCCATTTGGAGTATCTGGATTTACACCAGAGGTAGGTCAGACGAAGTATAATATTGATTTCGCGATTAAGGGCTTCGACGAAGATGGGAGTTATATGAAGAAGTTTTACGATTCTATCCGAAAAATTGAAGACATGATTGTTGATTCTGTAGTTGAACAAAGTGAAGCTATTTTTGGTAAATCAATGACTAAAGAAGAGCTTCAACCAATGTTCAATTCAAATGTTAAGGAGTCAGCCGATCGCGAGCCCAAATTTCGTGTGAAGGTTGATACTGACATGGAAGATAACATCAAAGCTACAGTTTACAATTCTGACAAGAATCCCATCAGGGATGAGATTACAAACGGTCTCTATGCAAGGAATTCTGGACATGCTATCGTTGAACTCAATAGCGTGTATTTCTTGAATAGGATGTTTGGATGTACTTGGAAATTATATCAACTCGTGGTTTATGAACCCCAAAATCTAAAAGGATTTCAATTTGTCTTACATGACAGGTAAGACGGGAAGACGCTGACCCCTGGTATTAAGCCTAAAGTTACCTCCACGGGGACCAGCCATCACAGGAAGACCATTTTGTGTACCAATTGGAGCGGCACCAATCCTTTGCGCAGCTCTAGCCTGTGCCTGGTTCAGTTTCGCGGTTCCGAAAGAGATCGCGTTCTTGGTCATTTGGTTTGCCTTAGCGCGACCGGCGGCGATCGCCTGATTCTTCGCAGCCATCGCGGCACCCCTGAGCTCAGCCTTCGCCTCTTGCGCGAGATCCTTCGCTACATTCTTTGCAGCAGCCTTCGCCTGCGACGCGGCAGCCTTTGCGGCCATTTTTGCCATAGCAGCAAAACCCATTATGTTTTACTATATCACTATATTATTATTTAGTTGGCTTGTGGTAAGTTGTTGGGTGTACCTAGATTGGGTGGGTTACCCGCAACCTGTGAAACTACATTAGTTCCCATTTGATTAAGAAACGCGGGAGTAGGCTTGTAATTGCGCCCACTTGAAGTGTTCACATACGTACCTCCATTCGCTCCCTGCATTATCCGACGTCCCTGAGAATCCAGGTAGTTGGTAGGTACATTAGCGTTGAACTGAAGACCCCTCTGAATAGCAACTTGCTTAGCTTTCTCAAGAGCTTGAGCCTGGGCCTGCTGAACCATGGCGAGAGCCTGTTCATGGGCCTTCTGCGCCATAGCGTAACCCTGGGATTGAGCCTGCTCAGCTAGGGATTTACCACGAGCACGGGCCATCATCGAGTTACCGTTACGGGCATTATTGTTCCTATTGTTGTTGTTACCACGAGCATTGTTGGGATTCTTGGTTAAACCGTTGAGTAACTTGTTACCGTTGTTACCATTGTTGCCCTTGTTGTTATTTCTCACGGCAACACTGGGGTTACGAGCGGCGTTGTTGGGACCTTGGCCTTGATTATTGGAAGCCATTATTACTTTTTACTGACATTTTTATTCAACATTAAAATACGGTAGATGGTCTGAGCCTCCTTAAGTAATTTACCTTGAATTTTCATAAATTCAGTCGTGTTTAAACCGAGTCTAATTTTGGCGATCTTCACTGAGTCTTCCCAGCGTTTGAGAGACATTCTTATATTATATAGATAAAATTTTACTGCATCTTAGCTATCTTCTTCTCGTACTCCTTGGTGCCAGCTTTGGGCTGAAGCTTGAAGCCAGTCTTCTTGGGCTTAAACACCCTCACCATAGCCTTCTTACCCTCACTCTTCATGCGATCGAGCGCAGCCTTGCTCGCCGCCTTGGAGACGATCCGGCCATCCTTCATCTTCAGATCCTTCTTGGTGAGACCACCAGCGGTCTTATCAGCGTTACCATGGAAAACTTCCGCGCGGGAACCAACAGTCATTTTTACATTAAGCGTGGAAAATTTTCTTGATGTCCAAGATGGAAATCTTATCTGTTGTCCTGTTCACAGGTATTTGTTTCTCAATTCTTTCATCATTGAGGACTTCTGCACACACGATTGATTTGTGACCTTGGAGAGCCATCATCTCCTCCTCGACGCTGATGAATCTTGGGCACTCTTTGTAGACCAATTTCTTTACATGAACGGCTTGGGTCTGACCAGTGCGATGACTCCTACCAACCGCCTGTAGCTCGGTAGCCGGGTTCCAAGCAGGTGCTGTAATATAAACGCGGGTAGCCTCTTGGAGATTGAGACCCTGACCTCCACTCTTGATCTGAATGATGAAGACTGCTCCAGATTCAATCTTCTTGAATTCATTGACTTGCCTGACTCTCTCCTCTTTTGGAACTGATCCATCAATCCTGAAAACAGGGCATTCAAGCTTGGATTGGATGTAGTTCATCTCACCCCTGAACTGACAGAAGATGAGGGTTTTCTCATTTGGATGCTCCTTCAAACACTTGAAGAGGGTCTCCATCTTGTTAGAGCGCCCCTCCCACTTTGTGGGGGTAGTTCCATTTTTGAAAGCCACACCATTCATGTACATTTGGGGATGAATCATACATTGCCTGGCACGGAGAAGACACTCCAAAATTATCATGTTCTTGGAGTTGAGGCTCTGAGCATTTCGGAAAGCCTCCTTGATAGTCTCTTGAGCTTCTGTAAACACAAACTCATAGAGGGACTTCTCCTCTGGGAACATCTCAAGTTCCACATTCTCAAAGTAACAAGGAGGAAGGGCAAGACGCTCATTGATCTTAGCCAGGTCTTCTTTGGTCCTGCGGAGGATGTAGATGTCTTTGATCTCCTTGGTTCTTCCCTGAACAAAGTTCTTGGGGATGCCCAAAAAGGCGCAAAGATTCACAAAGTCATCCATCGAGTTGAACACTGGTGTTCCAGTGACCAGCCACTTGATATCCGTTCTGAGATCACAAACACCCTTGAATGTTTTGCTGCGCTTGTTCCTGATCTCATGAGCTTCGTCAAGAATAACACGGTCCCACATGACATTGTGGAGAGGAGTTGTTTGATCCTTCCTCTCCGCGACCAAAGTGTAAGGTGCGATGATCACTTTGGTCTCCATATCGAGCTTTCGGTTAGGACCATCGAAAACACCGACACTTAGACTGGGCGCGAAGCGATTGATTTCTTCAACCCATTGAGTGATAATAGATTTGGGTACGATGATGAGTGTACGATCTCTCGGATTTGCGAGCATCGTAGATATCAGTTGCACGGTCTTACCCAGACCCATTTCGTCACAGAGAAAGCCCCCCTTGGGGCCAGAAGTTTGAGCCTCCATTCCAAGCATCCACTTAACACCATCACGCTGGTAGGGAGCAAAGAGGCGGCCGTTAAGTCCTTCAATCTTCATTGAAAAAGTCTTCGTCTGGGTTTGGTTCAATCTCACAAAGAGGTGGTTCAGTTGGTTGTTTTTTCTTCCGAGTTTTCTTCAACTTAGGTCCTGGAAGTTCATCTTTGTGTTCCCTGAAATAGAGAACCTTATCCCAGAATTCTTTCATGACTGGCAGATAGGTTTTGAACCATTCACGATCACGGGGAACGTTGACCACATCAAATTCTTCTGGCTTTGGCCAATTCGTGGCTGCGGGTTTGTATTGGATAAAATCCGCGGATTCTAAATCTAGAATCTCCATACAAAGTTGCAGTTGTGGCATATAATGCTCAGGTACTTCACCGGGGATGATAGCCCTTTGTGGAGGACACTTAATCTCAACGAGTTTTCCAGATTCTGATACACCATCAGGACTTCCACCCAGCCATTTATGTACGGGATGAGGACAGAGACCGATCTCATGAACAACTTCGTTGTGACGCTGTTCATACAGGATACGGGCCTCGTCTTCATACAACTCACCGTGGCGAGTAGCCGCATTCCCCGTGAACTTTTCACCTAGACCACATTTTTTGAGAAGAAGTGTCTCAGGTGTTTCGTACTTGTTTTTACCTATGGCAGTGGCCGCATCAGATGCTGTGAGCATATTTCCACGTAAAGCGAGCCACTCTTCTGATTTCTGGGCTGCATACTCCCTCTCGATCAGCGCTTTCACATTTGGATGCATATTAAATTAATAGGGTCTATAGTTTTTAAGCTGTTCGAAGAATAACTTAGCTGCGTTTTGTTCAGCTTGCTTCTTATTTTTAGCCGTTCCTCTACTCATAAATTGACCGTTTATCCAGATGTCAATGTAAAAAATTCCTTCATGATGCCCCGCCACCCGATATTCAGGGAGTTGCCAGCTGTTCAGCTGACAATAGCGCATCAGATGATCCTTGAAGTTATCATCTATCATGATAAGATTCATATCAATGAACTTGGGATCGTTATAGATCCTAAGAACAAACTCCTTAGCGTGAAGGAGGCCTAGATCCATGTAAATCGCTCCAATCAGAGCTTCAAAGACATCTTCTAAAATCTTAGGATTGTTATTCCAACCATTCCTCATCCCTTTCTCATCCATTATAACCATCTTTTCGAGACCGAGCAACTTTGCAATATTCGCTAATGTTTCACCACGAACCAGCTTTGTACGAGCTTTCGTGAGGAAACCTTCTTGACGACTTTCATATTGATCAAACAGGAATTTAGTGATAATGAAACCGAGCACGGAGTCACCAATAAATTCTAGGGTCTCAAATGATTCATTCAATTGTTCATACTCCTTAAGAGCGGATTTATGTGTAAAAGCCTTTTGGTACAAATCAAGATTTTTGATCTTTGTACCAACAAGTTGTTCAATTTGAGGTTTAGTAACGAAACCTACCATGTTTTTGTTGTTATTATGTATTTTTATTTTTTTAAGCCTTCTTAATGTAATGAGGGCTGAGGTACTTCTGGAGGTTGAGATAGGTCACAACAACATCCGCGGGGGGAGCGAGAAGATCGCGAAGCTTGTCGTCAAGAATGATCTGGCGACCGTTCTCGGGATGCTTGAGACCCTTCTCAATGATGTAGGCGTTCACGAACTTGGTTACCTCGGAGCGAGAGATGAGCTCATCTTCAGGAAGTGAAAGAAACTTGCGCAACTTAGGTGTAATTTCTTGCTTTCGGTTGAAACCGTTGTTCGCAGCGCGAGCCTTAGCCTTCTCACCAGTAGGATCATCCTGGACGCTCTTCACCCTACGAACGAGCTTAACGAGAGACCTGACATCAGCACGGAGAGCAGCAATTTCGGATTGAATAGTTTCGAGAGACATTATATCTTATTTAGGTAGTTAATCTTTAAGTCACAATAGAAGTAGGAAAATACAGGCAAGAATTACCGCCAAAAACATTAAGACCTTTATGTCAATCCAATCGATTCTCCGTTCGGGTTTAGCCGCATGGGGGCGTTTGATGATTCTGAATGGCTGCTTAGGTATCTTACCAGGACATCCACCAGCGCAGCAGTCCTTTGGGCATGGAATGACGTGGGGTCCCTTGCGTACACCACAAAACTGCTCCTTCTTGGGGTTCCTCACATCGTCATACGCATAGCACCTGCATTCTTCAATAACATTACAGACCATATTATTATATCCCAATATATTAATGGATGAGAAAAGTTACTCGAAAGTTACCATTGAAAAATTTATGAATGAGAATTTATTTTTCAAAGATGCGAAATTGAAAAAATATTTCGACAGGAACGAACATAGAGATTTGGGTAAGTTCAGAGAGCGTTTAAGGATCAAGCATTCTGACAAAGAGTTGGAAAAGATGATGTACGTGTTGGTAACAGATTCCATTCGAGACATAATCCTTGACACCATTGGAAATCTTACCCAAAGTCTCAAATCCTCTGGTGATCTCATCGTGAGTGGTGGAGAGGCGTTCAATTACTATGTAGACTTTAATGACCGTATAGTAACTACAGATATTGATGCCAAATTTGTTCCTTTTATGAAAACAAATGCCAAGTACTTTGGTAAACTCCAAGCCCTCAAACTATTGTTATGGGATATGTTGGGTAAATACGCGAAAATTCTCAACTTACGGATCAAGAAACGTATTATATCGTTCCAAAAGACCCATAGTAAATTGTTCAAGTTTATGGGTGTTGGTTTCAGTAAAACTGGTCCTTACGTAACTAGGAGATATACTCTTATCAAAAAGAAGAAAGGTGGTTCTACGAACAAACCATCTAAGAGTGACGTTTTCATTGATGTTGAATTGTTTGCTCTCGATTTGAACATTCGTTTCTTCTCCCCAGCCACTGGTAGAATTCAGAATCAAACCCTGGGTGGAATTTTGGATATACCTTTTATGAGACCAAATGAATTTGGTTATGAAGTAGCTCAAACAAAGCGCAGGGGTATTATTTACAGAGATGCACTCACTGATAAGATGATCAATAACCAAAAGATTTTTATTGCCAGTAAAGAGTTCCTCATCGAAGATATTTATTTGATGCAAAAGCTCCGATTGAGACCCGAAAAGAAGGCAAAAGATCGTCTCCGTCTTGTGCGACTTGCTCGTTTATTTGATAAGCGAGTCACTAGTGCAGATTCTATGGAATCAGCATTCAAAAAGGTTCGCGGTAAGATCGTTACCAGGAAAACAACTTCAGTGTCTAAACACAGAAATGTTAACATCAAAAAGGCGAAGAAGGTAGATCCTCGTAAATACTCCAAGTTCACCACCGAACCTTCTAAAGAACGTTTATCTAAGCAGCTTGTTCATGGTCTAAAACCAGTGAATAACAAAATGAACATTGAAGGATTTGAGAAGACCCATGGAAATAAGCGTTTCAATTTGAAGACTCTGAAATGGACAAATGTCAAAAATAACGCTTACGTCAAAAATGAATTCCCCTTACGACCTATCCAGGCCAAACCCTTACCTAAAAATATAAACACCTCCAAGACGCTATATGGTTACAGGGCTAATCGTAATAATTGGGTATCAAAAGATCTTCTGAATGACGCCGCTGCTATACCTTTTATTGGGTTAAAGAAGTAAGACTTATTTAAACCATAATGTTTTACAATCCTCCAGCCAGGGGCGACGATGGTCTCTACTTTGTAAAAGCCTCTAGTGATGAAAAGCGTAAATGCCTAGTTCAGTTGAATGGTGTAACTGTATCCGAAGTCTCAGGGGAGATGACTTTTGAACTCAATTCTGACACCAATGTTAAGAAGATCTCCGACATTGAGTCTATGAATCTTTCCGCCGCACACGAGAACAGCTCCGAGTGGTTTGGTAAGCAGCTTTCTGAGCGTGTAATCAACGGCGCTTACAGTAGCGTTATGAATGGGGGTCAGATGACTGTAGACGTTATAACCGAGCCACCTGTTCGCGTTTTCAACGCCCAAAAGGAGCCACTTGAGTTTGATAATGTCCAGCCCGAGAAGACCTGTGATGTACTCGTTGAGTTCGCAGGATTGTGGTTTGCCAAAAAAGCCTTTGGTGGAAACTGGAATGTTGTACAGATCCGCCTCCACGATGATCCAGTCAAGGAAGAACCAGTAACCGATGTTTACCCAGACGAGTACGCCTTTGTTGATGAGCCCGAGCCCGAGCCCGAGCCTGAGCCTGAGCCTGAGCCCGAACCGGAGCCCGAGCCCCCAGCCAAATCTCAGAAGGTAATCAAAGAACGAATTGACATTCTCACCGAATAAAAAAAATTTGTTAACTATATATAAACTATGATGAAAGGTCGCACTCAGCAAATCTTGATGCTCGCTGCCATCGCTGTTGTCATCTATCTTCTTTGTGTCATGAACAAATCTTCCAATTATTCCATCACCGAGAAGGAGTATAGTGTGTTCGGTTCTAGCGCCACCACTGGTCCCTCCGCCGCCACTATCGGTATGCAGAAGGGTACCGGTCTTGCGTCCTCTCTTCTCCCCCGCGAGGTTGCCTCCAAGGAGGACTTCGGCCAGTTCGCACCCGAGGATGTTCTCAAGGGACAGAACTTCCTTGAGCCACGCGCCCAGGTTGGTTACCCCGAGACTATCGGTGGTGCCCTCAGGAACGCGAACCAGCAGATCAGGGCTGATCCTCCCAACCCAAAGCAACCCTTTGTTTGGAACAATTCCACTATCACTCCTGATACCATGCAAAGGGGTCTCTGTGCTTAAAGATTAAAAAACAATACTTATTAAATGACCTCTATACCAAATGAACTGAGTGAGAGCGTTTCTAAGCTCGTAGAACTTACTAAACAACTTGCCGAAGCAAAATCTGATATCAAGGTCCTTAATCGGGAAGAGAAGCGTCTTAAGGAGAATGTGAAGAAACACATGCAGGAACAGGGTATTGATACCATTAACCTACGGAAGGGGAAGATCAGTATTCGTAAAAGTGTACGGAAGGCTGGTATTAATAAGGATGCTGTGAAGGAGGGGCTTATCAAATTTTTCAGTGGTGATGAAGCGAAGGTTGAAGGAGCTTTAAACGCGATTACGGATAATCTTAAAGTCAAGGAATCAACTTCTCTTTCATTAACCGGTATAAAAGATAAGCCCGTAAAAGAAGATAAGTAAAAACAATGGTTTGGAGCCAGTACGTCGACGAAGCTAACATCGGGTTTGAAGCCCATGACAGTGACGACGATGAATTTAACATCGAAAACACTCCTCTGAATATCGAAGACTGGGAAGTCGAATACTCAGATGAACTTCACATGATGTGGAACAAGATTGACACTCTCTTGTATGACGCACATATCACTCACAAAGGCAAATTCTGTGACTTTGTTGAGTTTTGTTTCAAGGAACATGATCCTCTTCAGGGAAGAGTAACATGGGAATACGAGGAACAGACCAAATGGTATGAAGAACGTTTGACTTACATTTGGCGTCATGTTAGACGCACAATCAATGATAACGGACTTCATGAAAAAATGATGAGGGGTGCAACGTTAAACGATTTTTTTAATTATGCAAAAAATTATATGTGTATATGGTAAATGTTACCGGATATTACTACACAAAAAGTTGCCATACCTGCAGCCCTTTTTCTCGCACTGAGCCCCGGTATGGTGGTTACTACCGACGGCTCAAAACTATCTTACATGAACAGAAAAACCGATCAAATGTCTGTCTTCTTTCACGCCCTCGTGTTCTTCCTGGTATACAGTGTAGTGGCCAAGGCTATGGGCTTGGTTCTCACACAGACCGATCTTCTCGTGACCACCTCTCTATTCCTTCTTCTCAGTCCAGGTCTTCTTCTCACTCTGCCTCCAGGTTCGAAGGGTGTGTACATGTCGGGAGAAACCAGCGTGGAATCCGTCATGATTCATGCGATCGTTTTTGCCGTAATTTTCGCGCTTTTACGTCGGCAATTTCCTCAATTCTACTAAGTAGGAAGATGAAGTATCTAGTCTTGGGTCCAGCGTCCATGGCGATATATTCACTCATAGGATGCCTAAAGGCCCGAGAATCTAGATTGGCGGATGTAGAAGAGATCTCGGGTTCTTCGGCTGGTGCAATTTTGACACTATTTTTAGCATTAGGAATGTCTGTAGATGAAATTTTAAAAATATCCCTTGATCTGGATATCCCGAATTTCGTCAAGATACGTTTGGGTTCATTTTTCACTAAATTTGGTTTTGTATCAATGTCTCCAATTCGTAAAAAATTAGTTGAAATCTGTGGGTGTGATCCAACGTTTCAAGAGTTAGATATGAAAATATACATATCAGCATTTTGTCTAAACACCAATGAAACTGAATATTTCTCTCGCGATACACATCCGGATATGAAGGTTATTGATGCCGTGTGTATGTCTATGGCTGTACCTCTCATATTTGCGTGTGGAAGCTATAACGGTAAGACCTATGTAGATGGTGGTACACAAGAACAGTATCCAATCAATCCATTCTTAGATAAGAAACCACATGAAGTTTCGTGTGTAAAGATTAAAATGGATCGTATTTATCAGGAAAAGGTCGAAACACCTAAACAATATGTAGAATGTTTAGTTCGTTCTTCACTCACAAACAGGATAGAATACAATGTACCAGTAGAGGTTATAGACATAAATGTTCGTGATACAAATGTGTTTAATTTTAACATGTCATACGAAGAAAAAGTAAAATTGTACAACATAGGGTTCAATTCTCCTTAGTATTTTTTTTGTTAGTTTAATATAAATGACGGAAGCGTGTGACCCAGACGCTGACATAGAAACCCTCAGAAAAGCAATCAAGATGCAAACTGGGGAAGACCTTAATCTAACAAGAAAACAGATGTGTGATGCCTATAACAACATTAGTGGTGGGAAGTTACCCCTACCCCCTCTCGTTATGACTGCCGATCGTACATATTTAATTGATCGCGCATCACCACTCAAACATTTGGAATATGAGCTACTTTTTGATTCTGCCACGAAGCGCAACGATCTCAAAAGAATTGCTCGTAAGGTTGGTCTCACCTCTCAAATTGAGCAGATGACCAAAAAGCAGTTAGTTGATGCGATCGGGAAGCGTCTCAGATATATGAAGATTCGTGAGCCCATCAAGATCGTGACTAAGCGTCTCATAACAAAGGACGCGGGTAACAACGCAGCAGTGAACAACACGGCAGTGCGTAACAACACAGCAGTGAACAACACAGCAGCTAATAACAACCGCAGAAATTTCAACAATAATTCTGCTTTCAACAATACCGAGAATCGAAACTCGAACTTCAACAACTTTAATGCCAATAAGAAGAATGGCTTCAATAATAATAACCGCGGTAACAACAACTTTGGTAATAACAACACTTCGGTGAATCTCTCCGGTAACAAGAATGGTTTGAAATTTAAGGTTAACCAAAAAACTGGTACCACTTCTTTGAATTTCCCAAATAAGCTGAAATTTAAGCCATCGTTTGTTGCTTCTAAGACCAACTATGGAAGTCAAACGAATGCGGGTACCCAGGTGACTTCTACAGGTACCGGTATCAACTCTGGGAGTCAGACGAGCTTTAACAATATCATTACTCCAACTCAGAAGCCTGCTTTCTTAACTGCGAGCACTTCCACTTCTACTGGTACCAATGCGGATCCTCCCCCAACTCAGTTTAGCAATGGTTTCAAGAAGAAGCCTTCTTTCCTCACTGGTGGTGCCTCCGCTCCAGGTAGCAATGCGATCCAGGCTAAGCAAAGTTCCTTTGCGAATAGGATGGCAACAAAATCTGCCAATGCTGCTACCGCTAAAGCAGCCGCTGCTAACGGTCCTAAGAAACCCGGTATGTTTAACTGGATGTTTAAGAAGAAGAACGCGGCTGCCACTGGTGCTGCCGGTGCCGCTGCGGGTGCCGCTGCGGGTGCCGCTGCCGGCGCTGCCGCTGCTAATGGTCCTAAGAAGTGTGGGATGATGAACCGACTCATGGGTAGATGCAAGAAAAATGGTACCGCCGCGAACAATAACGGACCTAATGCGGCAACCAACAACGCGAACAAGGTTGGACCTAATGCGGCAACCAACAACGCGAACAAGGTTGGACCTAATGCGGCAACC